CTAATGTTGCAGAATACGTTGCTCTGATCCATCCATAGGGAACAGTTAGTTGTGTACCACCTAATACTGCCCATGCAAAAGCATCGATTAATTTAACATTTAAAGCGTTCCCCCATGTTCTGTCTTGTACTGGACCTGCTTTGGGATAGACTTCAACTGCTTGGTGTCCAGTAGGATCATAAACACCAGGAAGAATAACCTGTCCATTAGTAGTTGCTGATAGTTTGGCATCGCCAATATACACAGATCCAGAACCAACATATAAACTGTGCCAACGATTTGTAGGGCTACCTAAGTTGTATGTTAAATCACTGTCTGGAACAATATTTTGTGATACTGCTGAAAAGTCACCTTCTGGAATTGTAGTGTACAATTCTCCGATCATTGTATCAATCTTTTTTAAGGCTGATCCTAACGGTTCTCTACTAATGCCGTCGCCTAAATTTAATGGTGTATATGCCATGGGAAATCCTCGCTTATCCTATATTTAGCGAGTTTTGGTATAGATACAATAGTCAAAAAAATACCCGCCGAAGCGGGTAAAGTTTGTAGTTTATTCGTCTTCCCAGGGTACAGGAATCCAACCTAGTTTAAGTAAATCTGCTTCTATTTCTTCTGTAACAATGCCTTCGGGCACATATCCTGTACGCTTTTGCCATTGTTCATTAGTTTCTTTAGCATCGTACTCTTGATTAAGTCCGCCCATACCTGAACAGTACCAATCAATGTAATCACCTTCTTGACGCATATCTGCAACAATGCCGCCAGCACTACGCCAACTAGCACTCCACAAATCTTTGTCAGGATCTTGTCGCAGATAAGGAAACATTTCTTTACGAACAAAACGCATATTACACATAGCCGCATAAAGATTCTGTGCATAGGCATCGCTGTTACGAACCTTGGCTAGAATCCAATCTGTACTACGTAGGTCGTATTCTAAATTATTTTCCTGCCATTCGGGGTTAGACATGTTTTCTTCGTCTTGTTCACGAAAGGTTTTAAAAAGATTTAAGTAATCTTCTCTAGGCTCTTTACCTTCTTCCGCACAACGTTCGATATATCCGTTTAATTGAAAACTATGACGCTCTGGGCTTGAGCTTATTTTAACGTTTGTATCCGGTGAATCCGAGTTTTCTGTAGGCATTACGCACTCCTATAGCCTGTCGTTTAGCATCTTCTAACGCATTGTGTTTTGCATCCTGCGGCATTTCAGGATCTGCTAGTTCAAACAATGTACGTGTGTCACGCATTTCCCAGAAGTTCCAAGGATATGCACGACCTAATTTTTCGTAGATATTCTGCAAAATCATTAAGTCAAAAGTAGCACCGTGACTCCAAAAATGACTGCACCCCCATGCTAGTGCATGAAACTGATTAATAACTTCATGGATTGGAATACGATCCCTTGGATCAAATGCTTCCTCCATGATGTTAGTATCCTGCTGATTCCACCATTTTAGTGTGTCGTCGCTTACAGTACAACCTAGAGCATCTTGGCTGTCTATCTCCACACGCAGATAAAGTTCTTTCATGGGTGCATTTGTAAACGGATCAAACCTTACTGCGCCCAAGGTAAGAATAGTTGCTGTAGTCTTTGTGTCAAGAGTTTCCAAGTCGACCATTAAGTGTTGTGCCATATATTATACCAGAATGAAAATGATTAAAAGATAACCTAGTTGATGAGCCATTTGATCTAGGCCTAAATGATTCCAAAATTCCTTAGTAGTAATATCTCTATTACCCCAATTCATTTTAGCCCAGTCTATGTGGTAGTGCATTATAAAATCTAACGCACCCATAGCCAGTGCTACATTAAGATTGGCCACAGTTAGCACGACTACGGTTGTACCAAAGCCGTGTTTTAGACTGTGTTTAATGCCACGCCAGTCGAGATAAATTCCTTTATGCTTGACCTCTTCGTCACTTTGATTAACAAAGTCAATGTACCAATGCTTAACCTGAAGTAAAGCCAATAGAATGAGTGCAATAGTTAGATAGTCCATGCTTATGATTATACTATCTTATTAATGTAAAGTCAAGTTTACTTCTTGGGTTTATCGTTCGATTCGTCCAAATCGTAGTATTCGTTTTTCATTATTGCTTCATCAAACTTTTCTGCATCTGTCTTTTTATTTTTTCGAAAAATGTTATCGTAATTATTACGATAGTTGTCAGTGACTCCTTTGGTTTGAATAGAGTCGCCTGTGATGTCGTTTCTTGCTACCATACCACACTCCTTAAAAGTATAGTTATCTGGAGAAGGTCAAGTTCTCCAGATTTCCTTAAAGCCTTCGTCTTCGGTTGGCATTTCAAAAGTATCAATCATGCTACGCATAACTGAATCTGGAATGTTCTTGCCTGGACGACTGGCTAAACGTCGATCCAATTCTTCCTTTTTAGGAGTTGGAAATACCACAGCAATATGTTCATAGTTAGGCAACATATTGAACTTACGCTTACGGCTCTTAATCGAAACACTGGTCTGATCCCAGATGATATCTAAATTATTTGCCTTACAAATTTCGACTTGGTTAGCCATCAACTTTACGGCAATAGGCATATATTCATCAAAAACTTCGTTGTAGGTTTTACCCATTTTTTCAGCGTATTCTTCCACAAACTTATCTGTGCTAACCACAGGAATATCCTTAGCCCAGTCTTGATTCTTAATCCAAGTGCTCTTACCTGCACCTGGCACTCCGATTAATTGATAACACTTCATGGTTGAAAGTTGTCCCTTCCTTTTGTATGCTTACTGATTTCGGCTAAGGTTGCCCTTAGCATTTGAATTTCCATTGCGGCTTCTTCTAACAAGTTAGCAATCTTGTCGGGCTTACCTTCTGTGACTGCTAACCTGCCAGGAATCTGCCTACGTATCTCTGCTCGTTTATACAAGCGGAACACTAGGCTTTGCTCTGCTACAGGCAAATGACTTTCATCTTCACATCTCATACTGTCTCCATATAGTTGCGTACCCAAGATAAACGAGCTTGCTCGTCCATAGCAGTATACTCCTCAATGTTAGCACGGATAGCATCCACTAGTGGATAGTATTCTTCGTCTAAATTGTGCTTGATGTCTTTGTTCAAGTCTACTAACTTGTCTGTGCGTGGATTGCGAGCAACCCACTTTGAAGTCAAGTAGTAAGGTGACTTGATCTTAGAACCAACGCCGTCCTTAGTATAGAATACAAAACCTTCGTGCTTAACAGTCTTTACTAGAGCCTTTAACTCGCCTACTGTAGTAGTAAAGATATCCACAGGGAGGCATCCAAGATGCTTGCCCAAAGGTTCTAGCGTAAACTTTTCGTAGTATAACTTACCGTTCCAGTCTTTGTGACGGAATCCGATAAAGTACAGTCCAGGTTCTTCAGGTATGATGTGTGGGTCAGTTGGATGAACGCACTCAAACATAAAAGTAAAATCTGGGGCACATCTTAGTACATCACGGAAGTTATCAGTGATATATTCCTTTGCCATATCGACAAACTCGCCTGAAGTAGAACCTGTTGTTGAAACTAGGATATCTCCATTGTGCCAAGTCATAGCAACCATAAAGCCGTTAACTTTACGAAGTGCTGTGATCTCAGTATCGTCGGATAGCACTGGTGCTTCCTTTTCAATACCATAGTTATAGATCTTTGTGAATGGTCGTTGTACTACATTAAACTCAGAGTCTACAATAGTACCTCGACATTCGGCGATGTATTCGTTCCACAAGTTATCGTAGAACACTTTCTTCTTGTACTTTAGCACATAGATACCATCGCCACATTCTTTCATGTTGACTAGGTTACTAGTGTTTACATACTCCTTCAATTCATCTTTAAACATGATGACCCTTAATTTCGTTGTTTTTAATTCTGCCAATCGCATATTCCATTGACACAACAATCTCACCGGTTGAATCCATACCTACATCGAATGCACGATACTTTTCTAATCCACTAACACCTCCGTGTAAGTGACCATGAAAATGTAATGCTCCTCTGTGCATTTGATCCCACTCAGCAATCGGATAGTGAAACATGACAATCTTGTGACCATCATATGTAATATCCAAATACTCGTGTACTTCTGCAAACGCACCACGGAACGTTTCGTCCATCAATGTCTTACGGTCATGATTTCCTCTAATTAAAATCTTTGTGCCATTCAAACGCTTTACCATTCTACCAGCATCACTACCTGACATGAACGCTACATCGCCTAAGATGTAGACTGTGTCTTCAGGTTTGACTTTATGGTTCCATTCTTCGGCCATGGCGTTGTTCATATATGCAACGTCGTCTTTAAATCGTGCTCTCGTCACTGGACAGAACTTCATGATGTTCTTATGTCCAAAGTGTAAGTCGCTTGTAATCCATGTTTTCATTTTTTCGCTCTTCTTTCTTGTTATATTATACAGCCAAAAGAACGCCCTGTCAACTCTCGAAGACAGGGCAAATGTTGTTTTTATACAACGGGCTTGTATGTGCGCCAATCGTCGATGTTGGGCTTTTCGTCCGCATCGTAGGTCCAACCCAAGGCTCGCATCATTCTGTGCTTAACGAGCAGATTAGGGCTTCTAAACCGCCCTGTATCCTGAAAGCCCAGCATTACGCCTACTTCGCATACAGCACCGCTACGACAAATTCCAGCAAAACAATGAACAACAACGTTCATTTTGTTATCCAAAGCGTGTTGTAAAAGAGCCACAAGTTGATTGGCTTGTTCTTGACTACACTTCATTGCTTCGTCGTCTACGTGGTCGTTTTCCTCCACGTCCAAAAATTCAAAGTTATGAATTTCCTTGAACTTATGGGCAGGAGTAGGACGCCAGCTCGCCGGGTCAACGATACTAATCAGCATACTATTTTCGCCTGCTTCGTGATGAAATCTTTTTGGGATATCATCGGCGGCTACATTTTCAATCCAAGGCATAATGCCTCCTTATTTTTTCATTGCTTCCATCATTCCGAAAAGTTCAGCCCATTGTTCACTAGGCTTTTGACCTTCGTTAAGATTCATAATAGCAAGAAAATCCTTGTAGTTTTCTGGAACCTTGAAATAGATGTTAGCATAAGTGCAGTCAAATGAGTCGTCCTCATCATGACTGTACCAAGGATGTTCTGACATTTCATCAAAAACATCTTCGTAGTCTTCACGGTTACCACCACCATTACGTGTATGAACAACAATGTAACCTTCATCCATATAGACATTACGGAAACGACCAAAGTCGCTTGCAGTTTTGCCTAGAATTTCAAGTAACTTTCCGCTATCGGGATTCATGCCAAATATCATGTTGTACATTGACATAATTACTCCTTTACAAAATCAACTCTTTCACTGTAATAGCCATTCGATTGACCTAGCCAACGAATGTCCACATAACCCTTGCGAGTTGCAAACTTGTAGAAAGTCCATGTGTAAGACTCGTATGCTTCGAAGTCGGCTGGGCTTTCGCCATCAACTTCTTCTGCTATTAGAATCTCTGAACCTACTAAGTCCTGCAAATCGCCGACTATGCTTTCTATGCTTACGCTTTCGCAACAGTCTTGCTCGTGATACATACGATAGCGTTCGCCATCTGTGGTTTCAAAAACGATCTCGTCGCCACTCTCGTTGATGTTGGACAAAGTCTTGCCCTTCAACACATCAACGTTACAATATTCTCTGTCCCAATATCCCATGATATCTCCTTACTGCTTTCGCCGTTTCATCCAGGTGTAATCTACACCGTCTGGACACTTTCCATCTACAATGCTGTCAGCACCAAACATGCCAACAATTTCGTATTCGCTACTTTTGATAGTTACAAATACTGCCAATGTTTTTGCCCAATCCATTGCTGGGCCAAGATTATCAAAATCTCGTTCGTAAACATTCTTGTTTACATCTTTCCATATTACTTTATACATTCAATTATTATATCTTCACTTCAATATTTTGTCAATTGGTCCCGCTACTAC